TAAAGTATTGGCGGCTCTGATATACAGTCCGCCAGTACCACCATCATGAATGAAAGAATTGCTGCCATCATGATAAAATTCAAAATCATCACCTGTACCCATAAGTATTTTGCAGTCATCATTAAAGCCAAGATTTCCAACAGTTTTTGTGTCATGAGCATCAGACCTTAGAAACTGCGTGCTATCTAAGCTGTCGAGTGTTGTTGCATTTCCACCACCAGCGTCTTGCCACGTAGGTGCGCTGCCAGTGCCGCCTGATGTAAGCACCTGCCCGCTGGTTCCGTAATTTGAACCGCCTACACCGATCTCGCCTTTTGTCCCAATCTCAAACTCTGCATCTGTCCCAACATTGAAATTCAAAGTATCAGACAGCTCAAGCCGCCCATTCTTCTGATCGTTGACAAAATGCAACGTGTCGTCACTGCCTTTAAATTGAATATGAGCCCGACGATTTGCAGTGCCTTCGTAGAAACTAATGTAAGGATTTGTCGTGCCTTGCAACATGATTTTTTCATCCTGCGTCGTCCCGCTGATATAGAGTCGCGTGCCTGTTATGTAGAGGTCATTTGTAAATGTCTTGATGCCTCCGATGCTTTGACTGTTTGAGGTATCGACAAAGCCCGATCCTGATGTGCTGATTGTCGTGCCTGCGTCACCTGTAAATGATCCTGAGCCTGTAATCGCTCCGGTCAGAGTGATCGTCTGCGCATTAAGCAGCGCTGACGCTGTGTTGGCGTTTCCGCTGGTGTCTTGGTTGCCTTGTGCATTAACACCAGGCAGCGTGATGTTGCTGCTGCCATCGAAGAACACGCCGCCAATGTTGCGGCCTGTCGCTAACTCAGTCGCATAGGTTGCAGTGCCTGTCGTGTCCTGATTGCCGGCAGTGTTTACGCCGGGAAGGTTGATATTGGCTGAACCATCGAACGAGACGCCGCCGATGTTCCTGGCGGTGGCCAGCTTGGTTGCCGTTGCGGCGTTGCCTGTGCAGGTCGCAGCGCTTGCGGCGCTGCCTGTTGTGTTCTGATTGCCTGCTGTATTAACTCCCGGCAGGTCAATACTTTGGGAGCCGTCGAAGGAAACGCCTCCAATGTTTCGCGCAGTCTTCAGCTCATCGGCAAAGGCAGCCGTCCCCGTGGTGTCCTGCGTGCCTGACTGATTGACGCCGGGCAAATTGATGTTCGCCGATCCATCAAACGAAACGCCCCCGATGTTTCTAGCAGTCGCGAGTGTGGTCGCTGTTGCGGCCGTCGTCGCTGTTGCGGCATTTCCCGTCGTGTTTTGGTTGCCTGTTGTGTTGACGCCGGGCAGGTCAATGTCTGCGGTGCCATCGAACGACACACCGCCGATGCTGCGAGTGCTTTCGAGCCGCGTAGCTTTAGCTGCTGTGCCTGACGTGTCCTGAGTCCCCGTCGCATTAACGCCAGGAAGGACAACGTTGGCCGTGCCGTTGAAAGCAACCCCGCCGATGTAGCGAGTGTTGAGCAGCTGCGTAGCAGTGGCCGCGTTGCCGCTTGTGGTGGCCGCCGTGGTGGCCGTAGCTGCGTTGCCTGTGGTGTCTTGGTTCCCGGTGGCATTCACGCCGGGCAGCGTGATGGCTGAAGAGCCGTCGAAAGAGACACCCCCAATCAGCACCGCAGAGGCCAGGGCGGATGCAGTGGCCGCATTTCCTGTTGTGTCTTGATTGCCCGTCGCGTTGACACCAGGGAGGTTGATGCTTGCGCTGCCATCAAAAGCAACGCCGCCGATGTTGACCGATGCAGAAAGTGCGTCAGCTGTTCCTGCTGTTGTCGCCGTCGCAGCGTTGCCGCTGGTGTTCTGATTGCCCATGGCATTAACGCCCGGCAGATCGATCGACGCAGAGCCGTCAAACGACACACCGCCGACATTCACGCTCGCTGCAAGCTTTGTGGCCGTCGCCGCATTGCCAGATGTGTCCTGTGTGCCCGCCTGCGTGACCCCTGGCAGGCTTATGTCTGCTGTTCCGTCGAATGACACACCGCCTATGTTTACGGCCGCTTGTAGGGCCGTAGCGGTGGCAGCGTTGCCCGTGATGCTGGTGACAGACAGATCCAAAAATCCGTCGATGTCGTCATAGACGGTGGTGACATTCGTGTGCGATCCGCCCGTGATCATCGCGCCGACGATGTCCTGGATCCGCTCGACGTTCACCGTCACATCGCCAGACGCGACCGTGAAATCAGTGCCGTCGAAAGTGGCGAGACCTGCAACTGTTTCGGACGCCAGCGAGATAACCGCGTCAGTGCCTGCCGAATTCCCGACAGTCCGCGTGCTCTCCGTGTAGCTCAGGTTGATCGCCGTTACCGGATAGGTCAGCGACGTCCAGTCACTGGTACTGGTCGGGTCGTCCCCGGTGATCACATAAACCTTTCCCTGATCAGAGCGAACGACCCAGTCGCCCTTCTCACCAGACACGGCAACCATCGCCGTGGCGTTAGCGACGCTGCCTTTGTATTCAGTGATCGCAATGTCCGGGATCTGACTGGCCAAAACCTTCCCGTTTGAAAGGTCTGCCTTGCTTGTCAGGTCAGATGTCAGGGCAACCCCTGAAGGGATGTCGGTTGTCAGCGCAAGCGTTCCGCTGCTGCTCGGAAGGGTCAGCGTTGCGTTCCCACTGCCAACAGCAGGCAACAGGATGTCGACATAGTTGGGCCCGTTGGCATCCGCTTCATAGATACGGACCCGGCCGCCGACGGTGTCGATCTCTAGGTTGCCGTCGCTGTTGGTCTTGACGACCGCGACGCCATTGGCACACAACGCGATTTCATCAGCCGCAAGCCGGGCAAGCCCCGTGTCTGTATCGCCCGTGAACGTGACACCAGGCGCTGCAGCGCTGCCCCCGCTGAACGTATGGGTGAACAGATCTGCAAAGCGTATTTTTTTCGTCGTGTTTGTCGAGTCATCGACAACGGCGAACAGGTCATCATCTGCCGGAGTCGACAGCGCTGCAAGCTCCGTGACTTTGACCCGTGTCATTGCTGCCCTACTGCTAGGGCAAATTTAATTAGGCCGACAGGTCACCAAGACGTCAGAGCAATTCGACGCCAGCCGGTGCCGTTGTGTAAATACAAATAGTTGGCATCCCATCGCATCTCTCCTGCGGTGCCTGAATCGCTCACAGCCGAGATTGTTCCGCCTTGCGTCAACTTAACCGGCTTAGACAGCTCAACTCGCTCCGGCCCGCATACAACTGCAGCAGAGCTGCTACCAGCAGCCATAACAGTCACCGTCAATTTGCCATCTGCTTCCGTGTTGTCTGAATCGACAATTGATGCAGCTACCTGCGCATAACTGAAATCTGCCGACCCGTCTGCGCTTTTACCGTCAAAGGAGATGGTCGCAATGTCGTCGCTGTCCTGGCCGCCACCCGATGCGCCACGCCTACGCAGAAAACGCAGATTTCCGCCAGCGCCTGACCCATTCTGCGAACAGTCAAATGTGACCAGATTGCCAGTTGTGTCTGAGTGAACGTGAAGCCCAGTGCCGGGCTCACTCTGATTGATTCCTACTTTGTCGTCGTGGATATAAACAGTCCCCGGCAAATTGCCGCCCTGGCATGCACCTAAGATCAGCTCACCACGCTCACTGCTGTCTGTAATAGTTGCAGCCCTTGCAACAATTCGAGCGTAGTTGTGTGACTCTCCGGCGCTGTTGTTACCAGCAAAAAGAATTGTCCCCAGTAGATCATTGACAGCCGGTGTGCTCGAATTGCGCCACAACGCCAGATCAGGAGCTGATGCGGCATCGTTGTCAGTGCTTTCAAGCAGCAGCATCTGTGCAGTGCCTGGGCCTTTGACGTGCAGCAAACAGTCAGGATCTTCAGCCGCGTCTGTAGATACGGCCACGCCCGTAGCAGTCGCCTTCATGATGTGGGCACCGCCAGCGGCAACGCCCAGCTCATTGTCTGAATAGAGGTAGAGACCAGTATCTGTCGAATTCTGAAACGCATGGGCAGGGGCCGCGGCTGTCCCATCAGGTGCCTGGCTCAAGACGCTTGCATGCGTGATCTTTTTATTCCCTGTTGCGCTGGTCCCTTCTGACTGATCAACGATCACAAAAACATCATTGGCCGAATCAGGGGCCGTCATCAAGGTGAGATCGCTGATCTTACGGTTGGCCATGATGTCAGAAATTCGGGGTGAGCTTCTTCCCGAAGCCGTGTACCTCAAAACTATAGTTATGAACAGCGCGAACATTCGAGCTGTTTTTTGCCTCAACGATGTAGGCAGTACCGACAGGATGAGTCGCAAGATTTGAGTCTATGGGGACATACGGCCGAACATCAGTGTTCGCTGGCTCCCCACCTGACCAGAAAATGGCGTGTGCTTTCTCAGCCGTGCCCGAACCAGACAGCGCCGTTCCGTTGTATTGGAAAACATGCCCAACGGTTGCAGAGCTAGCACCGCCAGACGTCCAGTTGGTCCCAGAACCCACAGAGCTGATGATGTAGAACTCATTCGTGATCAGATTGTTTGCTGCAACTGTCGTGGTGCTATATCCCGGACCGCCTGGGACAAACCTGAAAGCAGGGAAACCAGCCAGAGGGTGAAAGCTGTGTTTGTATTTGCCGAAATTGAATGCGGCCAAAAGTGAGGTTTGTTGATTGTTAACGAGTTCAATCCGTTTCCTGACGTAGATGCGAACGCTTAGATTCGTAATCCTTGGGCTAATTGTTGAGCCGCCATCAACAGGGATATCACGACTTAAAACAGCTTTGAACATTAACCTTTGAGCGATAACCGATGTCATGCCTTTCATCGGTGCTATCTCAGACCATGATTGAGAAGAGTCAGGACTGTTGAAATGGTTCTGCCCGCCATCATCGTCTAGCGTTTGCTCAGGCGTAATTAAATCTGCGCCACCTTCATCAATCAATTTATCAGTGATAGGCTCAGCATTGGTTGTTGTTCTGTAGAAAATTCTGCAGCTCGTACGATTTGTCGCTGCCTCTGTTTCGCTTGCATGTGCGTTGACAATGTAGGGCTCAAGCAAAACCTCGTAATCGCTGCCCAAATCAACTTCATTCGGGAAAAAGTATTCACCCCGTTTCCTCACTTTGTCAGTCAGCTGCAAGCCAAGGACGCCAGAAGTGAGTACAGTTTCGACGCCATTTTTTACGCCATTTGTAAAATTATTGCCGTCAGTGCTGGAGTTGTTTTGCTCCAGCTCATAAATCTCATACAGGTCACTGTCAATAGATTTGCCAACGGAATAGCCCGATGGATAGCTCATAGATCGCGTGATGGCAGTATCGCTAAACGTGTTGCTATCTTTGTCGAAATACTTGAAGAGATATGTGCCAGTATTAAACGGCAAAGTGACCTTGCCTGCGACGATGTCTTTTGTCTTCTCTATGTCAACAGATTGAGCCCAGGTTGCACTAGACAAAGGAGAATACCTAACAATCAATTGTAATTTCCCATATTCAACATTATCCGGGGGAGTAAAGGTCGCAATCACAGCGTGTGGATTTTTTGCCTCGCGTGAATCGCCTGCAGCAGCAACCATTACAGGCTCCAATTCCAGATCTGAATCGCTTGAGATTTCATGCGCGTTGTCAAACTGGGTGACATTTTGACCAACATTTGGAACCAAGAAAATCCTGTCGAGATTTGTATCTAAAGCTGTGTCTGTACCTATAGAATTTGGGACAGTTTTTCTTACCTCTGCAGATCGCCCGTACGCATTTTCAGCAGGGTCCCAGGCAGAGACCTGCAGCAAACATTCGGCACCCAATGGAATGTCAGGGATTTGCATAAATTGCGCTTCATGCGCTTTTGTCGGAACCATGACTCCGTTAATGAAAAATTTTGTCTCATACAATCTCGTCGTTCCTGTAATCGGCGCGTCCCAGGAAGCCAACGCGACGTAAGTCAGGTTTCCGCCTTGGTATTCACGCCTAAAAGCTATGTTTGGATTTCGTGGGACATTTAAACCTTCTCTGTAGCCGACTGTGGGTGCCGAATCCAGGTTAAATGTCTCTGTGTCAGCCGTCGCATAAATGCTGTCATTGTGCTGGACGCCAAGGATCGCAAAAGTGCCATCACCATTGTCGGACACAGAAACACAGCGGAATTTCTGTTCGACCAGTTGATCGACCTTGATTGAAAATGCATTTTCAGCTACCGGCGCTTCTGTGAATGCTGGGTTGACGTGAATGGCAGTCGTGGCCGTTGTCGCGTCTGTTGGATAAGTGATCGGGCGCTCTTCAATCGTTCCGTGCTTAAGGCTGATCGTAAGCTTCGGATTGCTGCCCAGCGTGTTGTTTTCGTCTATTGCTGGCAGTTTGAGATTGCCGTCGATATTGATCACACTGCTGGTCGACCCGCTCCGTATGCGACCTGCAATCCTCGCCGACTGCTTCAGCTCATCAGCCACAGCAAACACCTGCCCAGGGAGCACTAGGCCCCCATCTAGACCCGTCGAGAACTTAACTGTGTTGCCGTTTAGCTCCTCAGCCGCCAGCATCCAACGTCCCATCCGTGCTGCCTGATGTTTTGATGTGCATCCGAGGCCAATGATTTCGCGCTCCTGTAAACCATATTTGGTGCGTAACGCTGCATTTTCGACACAGACGAAATCAGGCTTATATAAATTTTCTGGATCGTTGTATCTGACCTTAATTGAACTGCTGCGGGTCTTCAGAGAACTGCCTTCATAAGAGAAAACACCATCGACAACATTGCTGTTCGTAAAAATGTGGACGGGTGGCAACACTGAGGCACTGCCATCGGTTTTCCCTAGCTCACCATGGTCAGCTGTAACAGCAATGAAATTCGCGTGATAATACGTCATGCCCCTGAAGATGCTCGCAAGATCTTGAAGCACTTGATAAGCGGACGCTTTAGATCCGATCACTACATTGCAGGCAAAGCGTGGTTCTGCTGGCCTGCCGTTTGACGCTGGCAAAATTTCATTGGCATATTTGCAAAGCGGATAGAGGTCGACCCAATTGATATCCTCTGGCTTAATAAAATTACCCGCCCCGCTGCGAATATCAGTGGCCATGTCGTACCAAATGCAAACCGGACACGTAGTCCAGTGCAATGCACCACTTAACGAGCCATCGAAATCGCCATTAAATTGCAGATAGCCATCTTCATGCACAGTCGCGTTTCCTGGAATTCTTACCAATTTGCCTTTGATTAAATATGATCTTTGCGGCAACGTAGTGTAAGCCGCTGCATTCAAAGACATTGCGTTGAACGCAGTGTATTTATACTCAATTGACAGCCGCCTCGTAGTGACAGCAGCGGTGAGAAAGATGTCGTTGCCTCGACCATTTGCGATAGGCATTGTCTTTGGCGAGATGGTGTCAACCAGCCCCAGATAACTCGCCTGGAATGCAGCTTCCCTGCTTGTTCTGCCAGATTTTCTAGAAGTGTTTGTGATCACATTGTCTTCATGTGGCCTATAATTTGCGTCAGTCCTGATGTATTGATGCTTTTGAACTTTGACATGGACTGGAAAAGCCTTGCCGGACAAGTCAAACTCTTTAGACATGCATTGATAATTACTTGTGACAATCCCCGTCAGCATTTTCTGCTGTGATGCAAAAGTGGATCCGTTACGGTCTATTAAAGTGATAGTGATATCGATAGAGGCATTCATTAACCTCCCCTGCGAAGTTCCCTCTAGGACTGTTGAATAGAGACGCGGGACAGTGAACAAAAGCTGCAGCGTGTCTACAGAGGAATCTGTAATCGTATGCGAAACAATGCCTTCACCATAATTCCTACTTTTAACCTGATTGTTACTGTCGACAACCTCAAAATAGTTTTCGCCAATACGCTTGTTCAATGTTTCAGTGTTACTAGCCGAATCAATAACGGGCCAAATAAAATCCAGATTTTGATTGGCTGTTCCAGGCCTGAAAAAGGTGTTACCAGCTGACACCGTGCTGTAATCATGTAGGTCAACGCCGTTGCCATCCTGCAAAGGCGTTTCGTTCAAATAGATTGCTTTACGGTCTCCAACCAAGCCCTCAATGGGTCCCTCACAAAGAAGGTCAACGGATTTCAAATTTGTGAGGCTTCTCAGTGTCATGGAAGGGTCCTAGAAAAACTTGCCGTAGCTGTCGCGTTCTGAATCGCTTTCTGTATACACGACATGATTGTAGCCAGTTTGCACAACAACCAATTCGATCGGTTGCTGGCTGTTTTTAGGGTCGCCAATTTCAAAATCTATGATTTTAATTTCACATTGAA